ATTTAGATTCTTTTAAGCGACCGTTCCAGTAGTTCCAATCATTGTTGAACCGTCTAATCCGTTCTTCTTAATAAGTGGTTGTAATACGTCTGCAACCGTTTGAGAAGAATAGGTTAGCGTATAAGTTCCCGGTACTGTTGAACTCTCAGCAGCTACAACCGTAACATCTGCACCATCTGTATTGTTTCTCATTTTACTTGTGGCAGCCGCAACCGTTGAAACAAAGTCAGCAGTAACTAATCCAGATATAGGATAGTTTGTTACAATGTTCCCAAACTTAGCAAATACTTTTAATGTCATTACTGTTTGAGTAGTTGAAACAATAGTACAATACAAGTTCATTAATCCGCTAACAGTAGCCAAATTAATTCCTGTAATTGAACTTGCTGCAATCATTCTTAAATCTTCATCACGCTCATCAACTCCCCATTCAAATTGAAGCATCAATTTTTGGATTGTTGTATCAGTAGTGAAAACCATTTTTGCATAGAAAGTATTTGCATCAACTTCAATTGGATATAAAAATCCATCGTTGTTTTTTACTTTTCCATAGATAGAACCATTATTGTCAATAATAAACATGCCAAATGTTGAACATCTGTTAGCGTTTAATTGTGCCAATAACTCAGGGCCTTGTTTAAGGATTAATGCAGAAACATTTCTAATTCCTTGACGGATAAAATACTTGCTTCCATCTTCAAAGGTTTCAAAGATTGCATCGGCTCTTTCACCGGCAACATTTTTCAATGGCCCTGTTGGATACCATCTTTTAGAATCGTCAGCTTGATTTATCAATGCAGTAAAATAAGCATTGTTCAATGTTGTAGCTGGATTTATTTTGTTTTCTGTCCCATCGTCAGCAACTAAAGGGACAAGGATATACTGTTTAGTAACCCCAAACAAAGGAACACAACTTGGTGTTCCGGTGTTTTGTAGCGAAACGCCACAATCGCAAAGTGTAGCCATATTTTTATTTTTTTATTTTTTTTTTGTTTATAATTATTTTTAATTGCAACATTCCATACATTTATTGAATGGTATTTGGATTTGAATTTCCACTCCGCTTATGTTGTCTGCGAATATTTGTTTAACCACACCTAAATCAGTTTGAACTTTGCCAAAATTTACATAATCATTTTCTGTAAATCTTAACTCATTATCTGAATTTAGTTGTGAGTAAGCTTTAAGAGATTTGATAAACTCTGCTCTCAAAGATTTCATTTGATTAATAGCATTTGTATAATGGTCACCAGTTAGCCAATTTTTTGGCAAAGCATCTACCATAAAGTAAATAGCACAATCGCTTGTATAATCAACTGTATCCATATCAGAAGCATAATTCTCCGGGCTAAATAAATGTAAATAAATAAAAGGTAATTTGCTATTTGATTGCATTGTCTTAACCAATTCTGCTGAAGTATCCATAAATGTACCATAATAGAAAAAAGGATTTGCCAAAGTAAATATTCCTTTAACTGGCAAACTTGAACTTTTAACTGTTATCGAAACATCTTGAACTACTTCTGTAATTGTCAAAGAATTTAGCAACTTACCAAATGTTGCCCATTTAGTATTTTTTGAATTTAACTTATATTTTCCTGAGCCTAACACCTCAACAGAATCAACAACAATTGAAGTATCAATTGAATTAATTACTAATTTTAAATGTTGGTTTGTAGTTAAGCCCATGAATTATATTTTTTGTAAATTCCTTTGTACGTTGGATAACTTACCTCTTTATTTTTCTCAATATAAGCCTGAATAGCTTTGTATGTTTCAATACATTGATTATATTGGTTTATCAATGTAGAGTAACTCATTGCACTTGCATCGCTTATTGTGCCTTCATTTTGTGTGTTGCCCTGCATTGTGTTTGTTTGCGGTTGTGTTCTAACATAGAAAAAGTAAACCCATTTAACCAACATTTGTTTAATACCAATCGAATGGTATTGCACATCGTTAATTTCTTTTACGAATGGGTTAAATATTTCTAAGTAAATTGGATTAGTTGGAACACCTCCCGATAAATCAGCTTCAAACAAATCAAACAACTCAATGCCTAACATTTCATACAACAATCTTTTTTCATTGGTATCAATAGCCAAATTCAACTGAGCAGTAGTAAAAACATCGGTAGCGATTGCATTTTCGCCATTTGCAAAATCAGAAGTATTTATTATCAATCCCATTGAAATTTAATTAATTGTTTGCTACTAAAAATCCACTTAATCGACAACTCATTGTTCCCGAACCAATATAACTAAGCCTATAAAACTTGTAAGGACTTGAGGTAACAATTAGTATTGCGGTTGATGTTGTTACGTTGGTAACTGACATTGTTGCTGATGAAACATAAGAACTTGAAACAGTTACATAATTAGTTCCATCAATTGAACCTTGCAATGTTACTGTTCCTGCAGCTGTTCCGCTTAACTTGGTAACTACTGGTTGAAAAGATACACGCTTGTAAAATGAATTTAGGGAAAATTCAACATAACCACTTCCGGTATTTGTTATCGTATCAGAAGTTAAAGAATAATTAGATAACATTGTTCTTGCAACTTTGTTATTGTTTACTCCAGCACCCCAAAAGAATCCGCTAACTGTACTTGATTGTGTACCTCTACCAACAAAAGCAATTCTATAATAGAATGCTGGATTGAATGTTTTTACAAATACTTTTGTATTGGTAGTTAAATCGGCAATAGAAAGTGAATCTGTAATATCCATTTCGATATAATTTGTTCCATCGTTTGAATATTGCAAAGTAGCTATTCCATCAGGAGTTCCTGTTCCTTTGGTAACTACTGCTTGAAAACTTACTGCTTCGTAAAAGATAGTTGGTGCAATTGTAACGTAAGTAGTACCAGCATTGGTTAAAGCTGCACCATTGTTTGTCATTGCCACATACTTTGAGGCAGATTGTGAAAACGTTGCGAATGTCAACAACATTAAACACATTGATAAAATTATTTTTTTCATTATTTCACTAAGCCTTTAGAGGTTAATATTTCTGCTACATTTTTAGAAACCGTTACTACATCCCCAACTTTTAATCCTTTGAAATCTTTTACAACTTCAACTTCTGTTGGTTCTGTTGATTGGCTGAATTTAGAAACTTCAACTTCTGTTGGTTCTGTTTCTAAATTTGGTGATTCAACTTCTGAAGCTGAATCACCATTTTTAGTATTTTTTCCCATTATTAAGCAGTTTCTAAGGCAGCGATGTCAGTTGCAAATGTTCCTTTAACAAAAGCAGTTCTGTCGTTGTTCTTGGTTACTAATGCACCTCTCCATTCTGCAATGATTGTACGCAAGTTTTTAGTCCAATCGTTACCATCTAATCCAATGTTAATCATAACACCTTGCATTTGATATAACACTGATAGATTGAAATTTCCAACTAAGTAAGTACCAGCAGTTACTAAAGTAGTTGCAATCATTGGTACACCATCTAAAGTTAATGTGTCACCAATAAAAATTAAACGGTCAATGTAACGTCTGTCCGTTGAACTTACTTTGTATAACTTCAATTTAGTAATATCAGACGGGTGCATTAAAATTGCATTTGGTGCTTCTTGATTAGCAATTGCAATTTGATTAGCTGCAACAGTTAATACATCGGCCTCATTTGCATTGTCAACTGTTCCAGCAAATGTACCAGCTGCAAAAGCAGTAGCAACCGTTTTAATTCCATTCATGTTTGGAGGTGTGTTGTTTCCGCTATAAGCAGTAGATTCAACATCTAACATTAATAATCTCATTAATTCGTTTCTAATTTCGCTTTCAATGAAATCAATATCGTCTAACATTTCAGTTGATACCTTTATAAAAGCAGTTCTTTTAACTACGGCTTGAGAAGCTACTACTAAATCAAAATCAATTTGATTCTTTGTTGTTCCTTCAGCAGTACCACCAGCAGAACCATCTCTATTAGCTTGGTAAACCCAAGATATAATATTTGATGTTGCAGAACCTTTAGCAAATAAATCATACAAACGTATTCTTCTGGTTGCGATTAGGTTTAATCCTGGGATTCTTTGTTCAACCGGAACGTTACCACCACTAATATTAGTTGATTCCAACATTGTATCGGCAGCTTTGAAAGAAATCCATCCTGATTCAGTTGCTTTGCTTCTATCAACCCCTTTCAATGATTTCAATTGCTCAAGGTTTTCTTCCAATCCTTTTCTGATTGCAGTTGTTTGAGTAGTCAAAGAATTTGCTCTGTTTTCCTTATTGATTTTTTCAATAGCTAAACCGTATTCTTTTAATGCCTTGTTCAACATTTTTAACTGTTCTTTGCCATCTTCTGCTAATTGTGTTTTAAGTGCTTCGATGTCTTCTTTTGTAGCTTTACTTTCAATCTTAGCTTCCAATTCTTTTCTTGTAGCTTCATTTTTTTGATTGTAATATTCAGCCAATTGTTCAGGGTCAGCAGTTTCAATAAACGTTTTTAACTCCTCTCCTTTCAATTCTTTAAATTTTCCATCTACCATAAAGGCAGGAATAACTGTTGCAATTGTTAAAACTTGACCTATAACAGTTTCAGCGTTTTGCGACTTTGAGAAGTCTGCACCAGCAAAACCAATAGCACAAAATAGAAAGAATATTCCTATAATTGCTCTGTTAAGTATTTGCTTTCTTTTAGCAAAGCCAATCTTCATTTTGTTGGCATTGCTGTTGTTGTAATTTAACTCTTTCATTTTTTTTAAGTGTTTGTTTTTAGTTAATAATTAATTTTTTTAGTAATTCACGCTTTGCTTGAAGTGATTTCTCGGCTTCTGTTTTTTGAGTGGAATGTTCCGGCTCAATTTCTTTTGGTATTGTAATATCTAATGTTGGTGTTACATAATTGCTGCCTTTTAATACTGCTGAACCCTCAATAATTTTTGCTTCTGTTACTGCAAAGAAATAACCTTCTTCATCTGCCTTTTCTTTGTTGGCAACCATTGGGTAGTATTTATCCCAATTTGCTTTATCTTCTTGGTATCTTTTGTCGTTTACGTTCATACACAAATAAATATTTACATATCTCATCCCAACTGAATGTTCTTTTACCCAACCATTAATGTATTGGTTAAACATAAATTCGTTTCTGTCCTTTGAAATTTCAGCATCAAAAATCAATGCTTCTGTTTCGCCTTGTAATTTCTCAAATCCTAATTTCTCCCAAGTATATTTTTTTGTGTAGGCATTAATTGTGTCGCTAATTACTTTGTCAAAGTTCATTCTATGCTCTTGCAACAAATAGAAAGTTTTCATTTCGTTTAGTGATTTTTTCCAAATGCCAGATATGTGACAGTCATCGTGTGAATCAATTATATTCGTAGTGTTAATTACAACCTTTGCAGTAATCGTTTCAACATCTTCAGGTAAAGACACCTCTTTGTTTAATTCTTTAATCGTTTGGCCTTGTTTGTATTCAGTAGGCAAAGCATAAGCAACGCAGTCAGCATGTTTAACCATTGACTTTTTAGAATCAATAATCAATTGCTTATTTTTAAATAAGAAATCAAACTTTTCAGCTTGTGTTTTAAAGGCTGGTATTTTCATTATTTTTTAATTAATTTGCTTTCCAATTTAATTTGTT